TCTCAATCTCGTGAGGGTCGGGATATTTGCCATCGATACGGTAGATGTTCTCGAGCATTAGATGTCGTAGGTAGTGAGAGGTCTGTGTAGGGTGTAGGAGAGCACAGTATCGAGTGCGTTTGCGCTCGTGCTGCCGTGCCAGACGTACAGGATGTCGCCCTCCTTCAGGGTGACCTTATTCCCACTGATTACATCGTATGAGACGTTGGGCGGGAGGTTGAGGCCGTTAAGCAAAAAAGCTGAGGTCACTCCGTTCACTACTTTGGCTGAGACAGCGAGATTGCTGTTCGTCTTATTACACAGGAGGAGGGAGGTTACCAGGACAAAATTCTTCTTCCAGTCATCGGCTTCGCCACTAGTGGGGACGGTAATGAGGCGACCGGCTTCAGCTCCCTCAGTGTTGGTGGGAGAAGCAAAGCGATTCGTAGAGGTATTAGAGGGGAAGATCATGACCAGATTAGGTTGTTAATGAACATCGAGGCGTGCATGCCGAACGTATCAGCGCGGCGCACTACGGAGTACGCGCTAGCAGGGGGAACTTCAACCTCAATAAGGTTCCTGGAGAGGACTAGGGGTATTTCGTTGCCCGATCCGTCTTGGAGACGACCCTGGTTGCGGAGTGCGGTGTTCCCGGTGTACGGGTAGGGTAGAAACGAGTCAGGAACGCCGTCGGTGTCAGGTTGACCGGTAACCGTGGTGAGAATGACGTTATCGAACGTCTTACTGATGTCAAAATTCCTGATGTCCTGGGCCATAGGAGCGGGGTGTCTACTATCTAGCTTTCAACGCCACAGGGAGATATTCGTGTATGGTATAGTACAGGAGTGGTACAGCCACCTTTCTCATGATCTCTCTACCTGCTATGACTAAGAAGGACCTTGCTGTCTTAATCGACGCATACTCCGAGGCCAAGGCGAGCCGCAACCAGCACCTAGTGAACACGATGGTCGCCCAACTCGAGCAGGCTCTGGACTCCCTGTTCCCACCGGATTCTGAGCCTGAAGCCCCCGGAGGCGAATACTGAGAGTCCGGACGACCGGTCCCCGGCGTAGCCGGGGCCGTCCCGCTCCGTCAGGAGCGTAAAGAATGTGTTTTTCGCTATCCAATTACCTTGAAGCCCTCTATCTATATCCTCAGAAAAAACTCAGACCCGCTTCCGGCCCGCGACACTTGCGCTCTCGGCGATATCGTCATCCTGCCTAGCGGTGACGTCCTCGTGTATGTCGGGAATATGTGGGATCTGCTGCCCGGTCGATACGTGAGCGTCGATGAGCTCAAGGAGTTTATCTCTTATGTGAGTTCGGGATGGCCGGAGAGCCAGGATACTGCAAAAACCGACCTCGAGGGTCGGCTACCTAAACAGTTCCTGGATCGGATGCTAAGTACGGTTGAGAAACTATCCTGCCCAGGGCAGACCTGAGGCTTTGCTGGGAGCACGCTGCTCAAGGATTTGGTTTTCCAGGGCCGGGTGAATTTCTGCGACTTTCTCTTCACCGCCAAGCGCCTCTTTAACCCACTCAATCACCACCTCAGGAGTGAGGGATTCATAGGGGACAAAGTCGGGGTCCTCTGGGTTGGCTTCAGGGAGCCCAACAGAGCCATAGGTTGAAGCATTTACAATATTGCCTTCAGGGCCTTCGGCCGACGCCAAAAGCGTCCAGTGGGCGGTGTAGACTTCGCCGCCAGGGAGATTACGTTCGAGGGAGGCGATGCCCCAGGTGTATGTGATTACCATAGTTGTTATTAAGTAGTTGATATAGATTTCTTTAGACAGATTTAATGGAATTAAAACCCGGCAAATCTACGGCTCGGACATCAGGCAAGTAAACCAAGCGTTTTCAAGGCTTGAACAACTTGCTGGATAGTGTAACCACCAAATGTGGAGTCAACATTAACCGCAGTGCCACCAGAGTTCTCAACAAAAGCAGCCTCATCAATACCAGTGGTTGGCTGAACGACAGGCGTTGCGTTGTAGAAACCGATCTTTTGACTGGTAGCCGTGCCGATCTTGGTGCCGGTGGTGGTGCCGACAGTGATATTTCCAGCATCGGCTAAATGCAATAATGAGCTAGGCACAGTAACGCCAATCCCTACGTTGCCTGCATGGGTTATTCGTAATCTTTCTGTTGTATTGGCTTGGCCATTTGAGCGAGTTTCAAGCGCCAAATAACCATCGAAACCTGTACCTGCATTAAGTTTACCACCGCGAATAAGTCCATAAGTTTTAATTCCACCTCCATCATCCACACCTCTAAATGCAACTGATCCACCAATGTCTGCAGCGAGAGAGGCAGAATCATCTACAAGAACAGTTGCGCCAGTATTGGTAGTTGCGCTGGTTCCAACGATATGAAGTCTGTTCTCAGGGCTACTAGTCCCCAGACCTAATCGGCCCGAACTATCAATTCGGGCTGCTTCGATGGTGTTAATTTTGGCGATGAACGGAGATGTAGCTACTGCAGCATTGATTTCTAATGCGCTTCCAGGACTAGTAGTGCCAATCCCTACTTTGCCATCGGCTTTAATTGTAAGTCGCCTAGCCGGAGCGGCTGCCGCATCAGAAGTTTCAAATGCAAGATCAAAGCTGGATAGCGAGGACTGTCTTACTGAATAAATACGAGCAACGTCCTGTCCTCCCGCTACTGCGTTACGATCCTTAAAGAGGATTCCACACTCTGTATTCGTTCCGTTTTCATTTCGGAAAAGAGTAAGTAGATTGTTGTCCCCACTCTTTGTGACCTGCAAAGCCGTTATAGGACTCGTAGTGCCAATCCCTACGAGGCCGGTTGAAGTAATTCTGATCCTCTCGGTCGAAGATGCACCAGAGGCGTCGGTCGTGTTAATGGTTAAGGTTGGACCACCAATTAGTCTTGCTGTATTGCTTGTAGAGACCAATCCGACATAGGACTGACTTGATGTTGTTCTCGTGACGGCAAGAGTGTTATTGCTCTCCGAATCACCGAATAGAGCAACTGTGCTGCTGCCTGATGACTTGACGTGAAGCAAAGAGCTAGGGCTACTAGTCCCAATCCCTACGCGCTGTTCCTGATCAATAGTGACTGCACGCAGTTCGGTGCCACTGTTTGTGGTGGTATAGAAGTGTAGCTGGCCCCTGTATGATCCGTCAACTCTATACCCATCAATACGCGAACTCGGTATTCCTAAAACAGAGCCTAAGGCAATCTGTCCTGTAGCGGTTCCCGCTGATGTATCTCCGCTTAAATGCAATAAATAGCTAGGCGTAGAAGTCCCCAGACCTAGGTTTCCGGCAGCGTTGATGCGGAGGCGTTCGGTGCCTGCAGTTGAAAAAGCTAGCGATTGAGTTGCGGGCCTAAATAGACCTGTGTCGGTGTCGGCCCTAAAAGCAATGGCAGGACTAGAGTTAGTGCCGCCAGCCGTGCAAATAGTTCCAGCAACGCTCAATGTTTCTGTGCTTATCCGTGCCGTTGCATTAACGACAATTTCCCCATTTGCGCCTACAAATAACCTCCCCACCCCATTAGTTGAGATGGCTACTTGGTCTGCTCCGGGGGAGTAGATGCCGGTGTTTGTGTCCGTGCCTGGATATAGCGATGGCGCTGCAGCGCTGCCAAGCGGGAAGCTAAACGGACTTGCAGAACTTATCGTCCCATCTGACCCGATTAAGAGTCTTTGAGTACCCCCAGTGCTTATCCCTACCTGGTTCGCTCCGGGGCTATACAATCCTGAATCTCCGTCGCCAATAAATGTTATGCTAGGCTTCGCCGCCATACCAGCTAACGCCTTAATCGGTGCGGTTGCAGAATATGGTTGTACGGCCATAGGAGTTAAAGGTCTATCTCTACTTAGCTTTCAACTCCGCTACGTGGAGTTCAACAGACGCTTCCGCTATAGACGTCGATTACGTTGTAGGAGTCGGGGCCGATACCGACCAGTGACATGCCGGGCGAGATAACCGGGCCGACCCCAAACGGAACAGTACCAGGCAAGCCGATAGTCGCTGTCCCATATTTCCGGATCAATCTACTCTCTTCAATATCCCTGGCCGACTCGGTGACATCAGTTCCGTTGATAACAAGACTGCCCGTTACCTCTAGTAACGGGACGCTAGTCCCGTGTTCCCACCTCCCCGCGCTGGAGTTGTATACGAGTAACTCCCCATTCGCTGTCGACCCATTCGATTCGACATCGTGTAGGTCGGATAAGCGGCGACCCGTATCCCACCTCACCATCACGATGCCATTGTTGCCTACAGAAACCACTGCAGCGACGGGTAGTTTGAGATTGGGTGCCTGAGGCTCGAATTTTGTGAAGCCTCCTGGGTTTGCTGGGTCGCACCAGAGAATATCCCCTTCTGCCCATTGGCCATTTACACCGCCCTCATCGATATCGGTGTCGACGCCTTTCACCTCGCCAAACGACCTCACATAGCCATCAGCACCGGCCGCAATGGTCTGAGCTGCTACACCGAAGAATACGTAGCCGGGGTAGGTTCCGTCCGACACCATTGGGGCGATTTTCAATCTTCCGCTATTACCGATTGTCCCCGCAAACATCACTGCGGTACCTTTTACTATCGAGCTAGCCGTACCATTCCTGCAAAGGGTGATAATATCTTGTCCCAGCGGACTTATAACGCCGTTAAGTAAACCAATGTCTAAGGTGCCCTTGTCCGTGTTCCAGCCCACCTCCTGTGAGGTAGTAGGTTCCGCAGCACCTATGGAGATTAATGTGTCGAAGGTGGCGGTGCCGGTAACGTCGAGAGTACCGGGAACATCGACATCATCGGTCCATTCGACACCGGTCCCTGCAGCGTCGGTTTGCAGTAGTTGACGGGCAGTGCCATCGGCCAACTTCGACACTGCGATTTCAGCAGAAGCATTGATATCCGCATCAACGATCGTCCCATCTTCGATCATGGTCGATGTGACCGTACCGGTATCGCCAGTAGTAACCAGAGTCCCACTAACATCTGGCAGTGTGTAGGTTCGGTTGGCGCTCAGAGTGGTTGTCGTCAGCGTGCCGCTATACGTGCCACGGTTAAGGGTCAGGTCGACGCTACCGACTAGAGTCGCGGTCGTATTAGAGAGACGGAATCGTTCTAGGCCGTTGGTTGCGAGGGAGAGCTGGTTATCCGCCGATCTGTAGAGGCCTAGGCCGGGGTCAGAGGAGAAGGAGAAGGCGGGGGAGGATTCAGATCCGTCCAGGCCCTTGAGTACTTTGTTCGGATTCCAGGAGTCAGTCGTAAACGCGTAGAGAAGATTTGCTCCGGCCCCGGCAATCTCAATCCCTGCATTATTCGCTTCGGTGGGAGTGGTGGCCGACTTCGCTAGGGTTACGACCTTATCCTCGATCTCGACTACCGTCGAGTTGATCGTTACCGTTGTACCTTCGACAGTTAGGTCGCCTAGGATGATAACCTCGCCCGTAGCGTCGCCCTGGGCGGCTGGGTCGATAACGAACTGACTCGGCCCGTAGAGGACGCCGGTCAAGGTTGTATTAGCAAAGGTAACGCTATCCGCTGTACCTACGCTCTGGCCGATCGCGACCACACCGTCCGTAATCGATACGCCAGTCCCCCCCGTAAAGTGAGCACGTACCTCGCTCGCGCTCGGCCCCGTATACGTGAAGATCCCAGTACCGTTGTCATATGACAACGAGCCGTCTCCGCCCGCATCGGTTACGCTAATAGCGGCTCGAGAGCGCGTATCAGTGTAGTAGAGGTAGGCCGGATCCTCAGCTACCTGAGCTGTGGTGATATTGTTAAAACTACTCTCAACTTCGTTTAGCGCGTCGACTATACTACTCTTATCCGTAGTCTCTAGGAGAGAGATGTCTCCGACATCAGCTAAGATGCCTGAGCCAGTGACAACCTCTCTAGTGCCAACTCTGAGGCCATGTATTACATTAAATCCTCTCGGAGTCGGCATAATTCACTACTAACACTACCTACTCTGCTTTCAACTTAGAGTAGTGAGGTCTGAGAGGACCGGATTACGATGTCTCCGGTAACGCCAGCCGCCCTTCTGAACTGAAGCGAGACGAGATCGGTACCGGCGAGAGAGACAATGCTGGCCTGAAATTCACCTAGCGGATTTACAGTGCTGCCTACGGCCCCATATTCGGTGAAGTAAGTCTCTGTGCCGTCATGGCACACGAGGAGTTCAGTAACGGCGATGTCTCCTCCCGCTGTTCTGATCTCGACCAGATACTTACCACTCGCGTAGAGCGTCTTATCGTACGCTTCGATTTCTATCCAGCCAGTTTCCGCGCTAGGAACCGTGTGTGAGAATACGGATGTGCGGAGACCAACGCCACCCTCGCTTACGAAGTTATACGAACCGAAGGTCGGGTTGTCCGCTAACCGTACTTCCAGGATACCTGCCGCGTGGTCGACAAAGAACGCATCCGCGCTGAGCGCGTACTGCTGAGCGGTATTAGCTGTGTCGCCAACAATAATAGAGTTCTCCGGCAAAGCTGAATCTAGGATGCTGGTCGACACCCAGGAGTCAGCGGATTCGTCGTAGTATCTGAGGACGGGGGTTGTACCCGACTTATCGACCCACATCTCGCCATCGGAGAGAGAGGTATAGTTAACGGGGACTGGGGCCGTAATACCCACATGCGCTGGCCCGACCTTCCGAACCTTTCCCAGCGTATCTTTTACGTACACTCCGACACTCTCTGTATGATAGCCGACGGCTAACTCGCCATCGAGTAAATCAGTTGAGAGCGGCCGCTTCGCGAATACCGCACTATGAAGGTGTCTGTACGAATCGCGTGTCATTAGTAGGTGCCGGCGTTAAGGGAGAAGAAGGTAGTAGGATCAGGTCTGGTGACCTCCTCAAAAAAATCAACTATGTACGTCTGCATGTATCCGAAGGGTACAGCGTCAACTGATAGAACGGGGTCGGCCACCCCTGTGATACGCCTACCGCTTACGCTGAGAGCGGCGGATCCGACAGAGGTTAGACGGCCGAGAGTCAGAGGTCCTTCGAGAGTGGTTGTGCCATCATTACTCACGTAGCCGATCGTATCGCCACCACTACTGAGAAACTGAACGACCTTCGCGTTAACGCTAGAACCCCGTACGGTCAAGGCGATGGCGTTGTTAGCCCCTGGATTAATTGTATTTATCTCTGTTGTTGTCGGTACTTTGCGCAGGAGGGTGTCCGGGTCGAGGTCGAGAGCGGAGATCAAGCCGTCTACCTCAGCCTTCGTGTATGTGCCGGCTAGTGTGGCGTATGTGGCGGCTACGTCTCCCTCAATCTCAGCCTGCAGAGCGGACAGAGCGGTGTCTAGATCGGTCTGATCAATGGCCGAAGCGGAGAGAGAAGAGATGCTATCGCTGAGGGTGCTTAGCTGCCCATCGATATAGGTTCGTGTATAGGTGGTTGAGGTCCCCGCCTTCGCGGCCAGGAGCTGATTAACCTCTGCCTTCGTATAGAAGTCGAGAATGCCGCCTGTGTTCGGCGTGCAAGATTTACCGTAAAGATTCGTAGCCACGCGGTCCTACTCCTACACTGCTTTCAACGGGTACGCAGATCAGGTTGGGGGCACCTTCTCCTCCCAAATCTACGACCGTATAACCCGGCCCGCATTCTAATTTCTTCACGCATTTATTTTCTCGACCATTAGGAACACAATATTGGCGTTGCCAATACGATGGAGGAGGGGGACCAGGTGCCACCAGTGCCTGGTCAGCAGGCATATCAGATGTAGCTGAGTACACGCATGTGTAGTTTCCACAAGATGTCTCGTAAAGAACGGTGTCTCCCGAACGATAGAAGTATTGCTTGGCGATCCGAGCAACATCCCATTCATCGGAGTCAGGATCGGTCAGGTCAGTTGACCAGGATTCGGTGAAATCTTCCCACTCCGTCAAGTATGCCTCAGGAGCATAGTAGTCATATTGTTCTTCCAGAGCACCGATGTCTGGTAGGCCGATGGGCTCAGACACAGTGATGTGACATACTTCGGACCAAAGGCTGGCATTAAATGCTCCAGCAGGCACGGAAATATTGGAAATAGCGGTATAGACAACTATGCGCCTGCCTGAATCCTCGATACGAAGGACTGTGTCGCCAGTTCGATAAGAATACGTATCAGTGTAGGTGGCCACTTGCCACCGCTCGTCGCTCAGAGCGTCTTCGTGGTCCCAGGGCCAGGGGATATCCCCCCACTGGGTGTAGATGCCTTTGCCTGGGTCGTAGAGGGGATAAAAAGAGAGTAGCTCTCTAGCATCCCGAATGACCCGATATGCTTTTACATCTCCTGAAGTTATAAGGGTTCCAGTAGGAGTAATAATAATGCCTGGAATATTGTTATCTTGACTAACAACAGAGGGGGTTACAATCGCTGGGATTCTCGGAATATCATTCTCTTGATTAACTACGGAAATGGTTGCTGTTTCTGTGCCTGTGTAACCTCCTGTGTTAGAAGCAGTGGCGGTGAGTGTGTATAAGATGTCGCCGTCAGAAACAAAATCATCAACACCTGTAACGGTGACGGTTTGGGGAGTATACCAGTTAGCGTCTGTGAAAGTGAGAGTCGTGGGGCTGAGTGAACCTTCTGTGGTATCTAGTCCTGAGAAAGTGACTGTGACATCCGCAGTTGGCTGTGTGTTGAGAACAACGGTAAAGGTATTGGTACCACCGGACTCTGTGGTGAAGAAATTTCCTCTACGGAGATTACTTGTTGTTGTTACCGTAAAAGTATCGGGATTAGTAACCGTGACGGTGTATTTACCGTTAGTTGACTCACCTGTAATGAATAATAGATCCAATAAGGTGCCAGTCGACAAGCCGTGATTGGTTATTGTCACGGTTATCGTTTTCCCACTCTGGAAGTAAGTTCCTGTTTTCTCGTATATCTTTTTAAGAGAGCACGTATTCAGATCTCCTGCACTGCAGGAGATATCGGTTACCGATGTGATCCCTACCGCACCCAAAGCTTCGCTTTGGGAGGCAGTTAGCGCACAACCCGTGAACGACCTGGCCACTAGTTGAAGGTGAAGCTGTCGCCTACGAAGGTAATATCGATGGTACTAGGGTTACCGCTGGTACGATCTACAGTGCCGAAGTTGAGGCTAGTCATTTGGGCATCGGGCACGATGATGGTCCGGGTGCCAAGAGGCTGAGGATCTTCGCCGCAGGTGACGGGAGTTACGGTGATACCAAGGAATTCGCAGCCAGAGCTTCGCCAGAAATCGACTATATCGTAGTGGACTGAGGGGTCGAAGGGAGTGGAGAGGGTGAATTCAGTCAGAGTCTTCGGACCCTTGAGCTGATAGACACGTTGGGTTTGTCCGTCTGCATATTGTCCGGTAACAGCGGTGTCTTTAACGCCACTGAAGCTAGTGAAGTAGTGAGCCCAGGGACTAGCTTGTACCAAATATTGGCTTTGTGTGGACGGCCTGATTTTAATCATGGCAAGAAAGAAAGTGGATATGGAGTTGTGTGGTTCTCCGTCTACCTAGCTTTCAACACCCGGCTACGCCGGGTAATCACATGTAATACGGAGCAAAATACGACCAGTAGCCCGTGGTCTCCGGATCCAGGACAACACACTCGTTATGAACAGAGCGGCGATTGAGGCGATAGATCAGGGAGTACGTGTTAATGAGGTTGGTGACCTCTTCCGGTGATAGCTCCTCCTCCCTGAGGATCTTATTCTCGTATTCGACCAGATCAGATCTGAGGGCGTATTCCTCGCGCGGGATGGACCGGGCAGGAATGGTCCGTATTTCGTCGAGAAGGCGTTTCGATGTGAAGACAATATCGCCGGGGCTCGTATATTCGTCGATAACGATACGGGAGGTCTCCGCATCGTTTTCGCTGATGCCGGTGGCTAGACGTTCCCAACCGATCTCGTCCATGCCACCCTGAGAAAACCTTTCTGAGATACGCTTAGCTACTCTGTCGCGAGTTGTCTGGTCCTTGAGATCCCCATTCTCATCGAATTCGCTGAAGTCGAGGTTCTCAGTCGACACTGACGCGTGTCCGGAGAGCATTTGGCCGATGGCGCGTTCGCCGACAACAGGGGAGTCACTCTCACCTGCATCAGTGGACTGAGGCTCAGACATGCCGGCCATCCCCTGCATCTGCGACATATCCATCTTCTCAAGGGAGGGAATCAGTAGCCGGTCTCGTAACCAGTCGAGGTCGGTGACCTGATAGCCTACAGCCTGGAGCTGGGTGAGGATCTGAACGGTCTTGACCGGGTCTTCTCCGCGCTGTTCGATGTCGCTGAAGTCTCGAGAGATTCGAGGAGCCGCAGCATTAGGGTAATTGAGGCTGACAATCCATTTGAGCAATGTCGCGTTCAAAGTTTCATCAAGCTCATCTGAGAAAGCCTTAGCCTTCCTGATTCTGACCGAATCAGCTACTTGATCTCGAGCGTAACTGCCCACCCCTGATCCCTCTGATCCGACAATCGATTCTCCGTTGATCAGAAAGGAGATCTGCTTATCGACATAGGTTATTAGAGATTCGTAGAGTTCAGGTCGGCCTTCGGACTTCAGGTACTCAATACTAAATTCGTCTGGACAGATTATTGCAGTCTCCTGGCCCAAACGCTGTAAAGCGGTAAATAACGATTTAACCTCTTCTTCCGGAGTACCTAGGCTAAATTTACCAACTGCAGTGGGTGTTGTGTGCTTATCTGCATACTGTAGCCAGAAGGACATCAGAGTACGGCGGAACTCAACTAAGCTGTAGATAACACGACCTAAGCCGGTACCGTATACGTCGGCCAAGTTCGCGTAGGCATAGTGCCTGTGGATGATAAACGATCTTAAAGGTAGGGGTAGACCTTCTACAGGGGATTGTATAGTTTGGATTCTTGGCGACACTGTTCCGTCGGCATTCATTACGAAGAAAAACCTTCGCGGATCTCGTATCAGTAGCTGTGAGGGGACGACATAAGATCCCTGCCTAGACCATGAGATTTCCGCTACACTTATCCCGAGAATCAAGCTCTCACACATTCCCCTAACGAAAGAGTTGAAGCCGGAGGTGTTGGAGAGAACCATGTCTCTCCCGTAGCTTTGCTTCCCACTCGTACCTATTTTGTATATTACTTGGCGAACAAATTCAGCGACCTCTTCGTCCTTATCGCTATCAGATGCAGGGGTTACGATCCACTCTCTCTGGATAATCTCGTCTACAAATTTATCAAATGCGGATAAGACTTGGCCGTCATTGAAGAGCTTGGTAAATAGCTCGATGGCTCGGGGTCCGCCCCCGCCTTCGGTCAAAAGGACCTCGTCACGACGGGCGATCCACGTGTTTCCAGCTACGGTGGGGGTGCTGGAGAAGTTGTAGGGATCCTGTAGGTAGCCGCCGAGATTCCCTTGGCTGAGGCCAAGGTTATACAGACGATCGTTGTAGCCGGTTTTTACCGTAAGCTTCTTCCTGGTAGCATTGTCATCCGCCATACGGCTATTCAGTCACTCTTCTCATTAGCTTTCAACGAGAATCGGGCTTGTTGTCCTTAGACTTATAGACAACATCAAGATCTAAGATGGTGGTGTACAAATCCTCGCGACTGATCTCGCCCTTCTCATACATTTCAATGGTCTCCTCGGCCCCTTCTACGAAGACACCAAAATCCGTATTGGTCAGTATGTTGATTCCCTCCATGCCTTCTGAGGGATTGACAGCCTCGATTCGATCTTCTTCAGTTCTTCTTTCCATTTGTTCAGGTAGGTAGGTAGGTGCTGTAGATACTTTTGCTGCCAGTTCTCGATGTGCTCGAGTTCGGGAGGAGGAGTCCGTATAAACTCTCTACGGAGTAGATGGAGTCCGGCTTTGACAAAGTCGTGGTTGTTCTGATCATAGCATTTATCGAAGAGATCTGGGGAGATATCAGGGTAGAATTTGGAGAACTCAATGAATACGGGTGAACTTGAGAAGCTAGAGGTTTTTATCTCGTCGTACGATTCGGTTAGAGATTCGAGTATCTCAGAGACGAGGCGCTGATCCCAGTTCTCAAGATGAGCCGACACTAGCTCGTAAGCCTGATAAACCTTTCTCACGCCATACTTCTCCACTGCCTTCTTCAGATCACCCTGGACCGACATCGCCACTTTCGCATCTTTCGCCTTCGGCCAGCGCCCGAGGCGTTCGCCACACCAGGAGATCGTGATAAAGAGGGAGAGGAGAGGCAGAGGGAGGTTGTCGGGGTTCTCGATCTCCTTAGCCTTCTCTCCCGCCACCTTCTCCACTTTCCTCTTTGCGATCAGGCCGATTTCGGCGGATTCTCCTCCCGTCTCGAGGTTGAAATCATGATTAAGGTTCTGATTCACCGGTTGAGACGAGTTCAGTCCTGTCCCTGACAGTGTCAGCATCTCCCTCTCGTGCTTGTGCTGCTCCCGTATCTTCCACTTTTCGTGCTCGAGCACCTCTCGAACCACTTCGAGAGGTAGGTTTAGCCGACCTAGAGCCAGTAGATTTTCCAGCAGATCCTGGTCCATCGACGTATCTTAGCACATCCTGCTTGCAGGTGGCAACAATGTCACGGTGAGACCAGGAGAAAGTGAGGCGGGTGACGGAGTTCGCAGGCATCCGGCGCTGGTCAACACCACGGAAGAGAAGAGCATTGAGTTCGCGCTCGACCGAGGCGCCAGGCTCGTCGTAGAGAGTGAGGCGGGTCGTCTCGGGGTCAGTTGTACTCATTGCGAGGTGAAGACACGCGAGGGTGAGGTGATCGAAGCCGCAGTAGATGAGGTGAGAGTAGGTTGAATAGAGAGGTAGAGATGCGTCGTCCAGCTCAATGCTTTCGACTTCGACCCCCTCAGTCTCGGCCAGGATACCCTCTAGATGGCTGATCATCTTACCCAAGTCTTTCTCCGACCGGCTTTGCTTTGTGTACAGTAAGGCGACTTTCATGAGGAATGGTGTAGCTCATATACATACCTCTCAACGGATTTTTTGTTGAAAGCCAGATAGAGAAAGATAAGTTGTGAGTGCGGCCACGCAGCTAGTTCGAGAGCATGTCAGGGGCATTGTAACCCGTGGACTGGATGAGTATGGAAATTTCCCCGTCCAGGAGGATGAGGTTAAGTTCTATCGAGTGGCAGTCGACCTCCTCTTGGCCGTTACGGATCGGATCGAGAGAGGCGATGTCGTCTCACTACTTGAGCTGAAACCAATGATGGTAGCTGGGGTCTTCACTCTCAGCTTTGATGTGACACGGTCGGTCGAAGTATTCAGAGCTATTGCGAGGTCGCTGTATCTCGACCTAGAGCAGAACGGTATTTCCGAGCCGAATACGATTCGGGAGTATCAGAAATATGAGGAGCTTCTGGAGGAAGTAGTCGGAGACGTCAAAGCCCTACTCACCAAGAGTACGATAGAGTATCTAAGGGATATAAGCGAGTATGGCATAGCGGAGAGAGAGGTTAGCCTCGGGCCGACGAGGTCAAGGCTATTGAGAGTCAATCGGGTCACTAGTGTTCAGAGTGTACCTCGCTCTAGGCTTTCCTCCCACTTTACCGATGTCTTTAATAACCGTATCTCTGAGAGAGCAAAGGCTATCGTCAACGCTGCGAAAGAGATTAATTCAATTACATCGGATTCGAAGATACCTGATCAGCTAGAGGCGGTTGACACCGACAACCTGGTGGCGACTTTCTCCGGAGAAGGCAAGAAGATTTACGCTGATGCCGAAAGACTCTTTAACTTCTCCGTTGAGTTTGGCGGTTACGAGGGGTCGTTAGTCGGTGCGGTCGACTATCAATCGAGGTACTATGAGTATCTGATGGCGATGTCGTATGGGAAGGTATTACCGCAAGGGGTGTTAGAGGGGAATTTTGGCGAGTTCGGGAAGATATATGGCTATAAGAGTTCGGAGGAGCGGGTTCCCGGACTTAAGTTTCTCGAACCGCTGTATACCACGCGTTCGGCTAATCAGAGAGTAGGTTCGTCGCGGCCAGTGGCCGAGAGATACGGTGTCTCTGGGATCTTCGATCGCTACGTTCCACCAGGAAAAGATCAGTCTAACTTTGATTTCGTCTCTCTCGCTCTCGAGGCGGTATATGTATTGTGTTTGAAGGCGGGGGACACGATCAAGGCGGTAAGCCGTCCAGGCTTCAGCTTACAGATCGACGTTCTGGGGCGAGTGTTTCCGCCTTCCTCCGATGCGCGGGAGCGGGCGGAGGGGATGACCGGCGCGATAGGGAAGTTACTCAGAGCACACCGCTCTCTCTTCGCTCTTACGGGGTTCGAGCCGGATCTAGGAGAGTTCAGTGGCAGGTTTCTCGAACTCTCAGGATTGATGGCCAGCCTCACAGAAACTCTACGGACAGCGGGGTTCCGGCCTGGCGGCTATGTGCCCTCTCTCGACCTAACCTACTACGAGCCGAGAGTAGGCAGAGTGAAAGAGCGGCTGAGAGAGATCGGGTTCAGCGACTCTGAGATTGAGAGTATCACGGGGGTGACTAGCTTCTCCGAACTCCTGGACCGCTTTGCTCCTCTGACTGACTCGCAGGATGTCATATCCTTCTTCCGCGCCTACGACCTCACGAAACTTCTCTACGAGTTCGGTGGTCAGGAGGCGATAGACAGGTACGTTGACTTCCTTTATGGTAATCAGCCAGTGATCAGGCTTCTCGAACTACTCGATGTGAACAGGACTCTGACTAGTAAGGTAGCAGCCAGTAAGTATTCAAAGTTGATCGGATACATTGTTCCCCTTACCTACGCGGTCGACCCTGATCAGCTTGTCACTCTAGATTCAATCCTGAAGCGGAACAACCTTGATCTGTTTGAGTCGGTCTCGCTACTCGTGCAGCAAGGGGTAACCACTGTTATTAAGGATAAAGATTCGGTCTCTCTGCTTTCCGGGATGGTGGCACAGATGGTCGGATTCCCTGGAGAATATGAGAGCCAGCAGCCTCTGTGGAATGATCTCATTGCACGATCAGCAGGAAACATTGGACCGGATATTGCCGGACTCTACGACCGTGCTCAAGGGCTTACTCCCACCGAACTCTACGCGTATCTGAATAAGCCGAGCGCGACGTCTCCTCTTGGACAACTCCTAGATGGAGTTAGGGGTGGCAGGCTCACCTCCCTTCTGCGCTACTGTAACATCTTTGGCCTGCTATACACCCTCTCGCCGTTCAAGAACTCAGGACAACTGGTGAATAAAGCGGCCGAAGAATACGAAGACATCCTCAGTCTGGTTGATACGCTGGAAACGTTGTCTGAAAGGCTGTATGTCTCTTATCTGGTACTGGAGGATCTGGGCGCATCGGGACGGGACGACTCTACCCCGTATTCTAACGACCTCGTCCGGATTCAGAACAAAGAGATGGAGGCGTTTACGGGGTTGGTATCGGGTGACGATAGCTTTGACTCGAATTCGTATCGTATCCTGGAGTCTCCGGGTACTGGTAATGCGAGAGTGGCGAATGGAGTCCGGATTTCCAACTCTCTCCTGCCCGAAGAAGCCGCTCTCGTATCGACCAGAGGCGCTGGACTAGGTATATTTACTCAGCGGAACAGTGAGAGTGAGGATGGTGGGTATATCAGGGTGGCTGTATCGAATCTACTTGCGAGTGGGATTTCAATTCAGAATGGGACCACCCCCTCTAGTACAGAGTCGTCTGATACTGAGATAACCTCTACCCCTGACTACACCCTCTCCTACTCTCTACCGCAGGCGACAGAATCCGGATCCCTCTCTAACTTCGACCCTCTCTCATCCTGCCAGAGGTTTGGCGGCACAAGGTGTGAGGAGCTGGGGTATACAGCGGGGTCCCTGTGCTCGAAGGGGTATAATAAGTCGTTGTATCCGGAAACGGGGTTCGGAGAAACCCCTTCCTTTGCGTTAGGCAAAGTTCCTATAGACCGACCTCTGGGGAGTGATCTCACGCGAAACGTATCTTATGCGACCGTACCGGTCTCTGATCCTCAGAGTCCCTTCACAATCTCCGGATTAACTTCTCTCTCTCGCTCGAAAGTACTCAAAGATTCCGAGACGCTATGTGCGGGGTTTGACAATCTCTCTGAATACGCCGCCTGCATGAACCTACTCAAGTGTAAGAGGTTCCAGCCGCCGACGAGTGGTAAATACTTCCTTGAGTTCTGCCCCAGTACGCTACAAGGTGGGAGGTTCAGGAAGTGATGAAGGCATACTGTAAGTATACGAAGAATTCCCCCATCCTGGAATTCGGTCCAGGCCCTCAGTACTTCAACCATGCAATCGGAGAGAAGCCGCTCCTCCGGGCGGCGATACGGAAACAGCTCACTGACTCGCTCGAGATTGAAGTTGAGGGGAAAATCCTATCTTCGTTTAAACTGACTAATCAATCTCTCCTGACTTGGGATGATCATTGGGTGGAAGAAGACCGCATGGTTGATCCAGGAATAGTGGAGTTAAACCTGCAGAGGAATAAACTGGTCTATGTTAATATCAATCTGCCCAGAGAGAGATTAAAAGTACTGAATCTCGAGGGCAACTCTGATCTCGAACAACTATATATTCATGAATCTCCGAATCTTGAACACCTCGATATCTCTGGCTGTACGCGCTTAGAGTATGTCTCGCTAGGCTTAAACTACAGCCTCAGGAAGCTGATCGCCAGAGACTGTAACCTGAGTACCGGGACCCTCGAACAGCTACTCCGTGACTTCAGACCCGTGTATACGGCCAGTGCGAATGCGCGGGGGGTTGGGATGTTCAGGAAGCAGTACGAGACAGTGCTGGATTTGCGAGGTAACCTGATTGACTGGAACAACCGGAACATAACGAGTAAGATACGACTCCTACTGACCAATAACTGGGTGGTAAGATGGGATAATAACCCGCCACCAGGAATTGTGCCTCCATCCCTCTATGCGTTTTTCGTTGAAAGCAAGGTAGAAGTTTGAGTCAACCAAAGAAGTGGCGGATCTAAGGGCGAGGTTCATTGAGGATTATGCGGGCGGCCTATTGAATGTTGCTAGGCAGGAACTGTCCAGCACGGGAGAGGTATTAGCTCAGGACGGGTTTGTCGACGGCATCTCGCTGTTCGTTGAAGACGGTCGAGGCGTCAAAAGTGGACTGAGGCTAGGTTCGGCGCTAGCCGAATGTACGGACCCCACTACTGAAACTGGAATTCTGAATGTCCGAAGCGCGGACAGGACTTATGCGAAGATCAGGGATCTTAAAGCGTTTGCGACCGCAGTCGCTTCGGCTCAAGGAGCGTTGTCCGAGTCGGTAGCCGAATCGTTTACGAACCTCGAAGGCGCTTTCGAGAGTCTGGAGGCCGATATTCAGAGCTACCGTACCCAGCTCAATGAGCTGATCGATAGCACTGATTTAGGTGTGAGAGGACTCTCAGGCCGTATTGATGGAGTGGATGATCAGATAACCGCGATAGGAAGCGATCTCTCCTCTCTCTCAGAGCGAATCTCTACTCTTGAGAATACGGTGTCTGCGGTTCAGATGGTGACATCGGAAGTGAGTGTAGCGGGATCGACAGCATCCCTAGCTGATGATGCGTCAGCCACACTCGACCTGACTAGCACCGCCTACTACGCGATCTCGAACGTCACAACCAGCGTCCCTGCCTGGGTGACAATCTATACCTCCGAGGCGGCGAGATCGGCCGATACGCGCTCGGAGGGTGACCCTGCTCCGCTGAATAGTGGGATTGTCCTTGATGTGAGTACGGTGGGGGGTAGCCTGTCCCACGACATCCTGCCCTTTGTTATTGGTAATAGCTCGGGAGATATCTTCTATGTCAGAGCGGTGAATCGTTCCGGATCTACGGTCTCGGTGAGAGTGACCCTGACCTACATACCCTTATAAGATTCGAGTTCGACCAGCACGTCTAGGATGGTCTCATGGGAGACGCGGATCACGATAGCTGGGCCGACCTTCCGCAAAACGTAGAATAGGATGCCCTCGCGCCTCTCAATGTCGTCGGTGAATACGGAACGGAACGTTTTATCATGTATGTCCTCGCCCCCCAGCATTTCATATACTGTGTCCGGATCAAACACCCACATACAGTTGCTGCGGTCGGCTGTTGCAATATACAGAGCGAAGGGCGTGTGATGCTCGAGGATATACGCTAAGCACTGGACGACACCTTCGCGGTCGCGTGACTCTGAGAGCGACTGGGCGAGAATCTCTTTTTCGTGCTCAGTGTTAAACACGAGAGTTACAGTTTCACTGAGCGAGATTTGCCGGTCAAGCCTAGGTGCTGAGCGATCTCGCGGTTCATGCGGGTGGCGAGACGTAGGTCGGTCGCGGAATACGGAGAAGAATTAAGAGTTTCTTCTACCTTACCTGAGACGTCTGCAGCTACTACAGCTTGAGGGGCGGTATCCGCTAACTCTTGGTTCTGGTCGGACATCTCGCTCGACGAGGTTTGTGGCAACTCGTCTAGGCTGGTTTCGTCTAGCCCACTCTCGCCACGCTGCGATTTGTTCTTTGCTGAAATTGGCATTAGACATAAGGTTGTGGCGGGCTTATCACCCCTCTTACTTAGCTTTCAACTGATTTTCTACCGTTAGGCCGGTACTCTAAACAGATAAAAAGCGGGCGGAACGGACACCAACGCCCCGGGCCGCGCTGCTGGAGGTGTTGTCCAGAACCACCGCAAAAGAACCCGAAGGACTGCCGGCGTTCCAGTTACCGCCAACATGCGGAAGCAGGTCAGAGCGGTGATAGCGGTATAAGCCGTCTCCGCCGAAGATGTTGGTGGAGGTTTGTGTCAAGCTAGTTCCCGCCTGTCTCGGCAAACCACATTCCGCCATAGCCTTTCTGGTGTCGTTGGCCGCCCAGGTGCTGGAGGGGTGATACGTACCGCCGACATCGGGTACGAGATAGGTCCATCCGTCATTTGCGCCCCACCACACACCGTCATCAGAGACGTCGGCGGCCAGGCTGATCACGTTTGCAGAGCCGGTAATCCCGGCGTTACTGGACACGGTAGTATAGTCGTCAAGATCGGAGAAGACTTTATAGCCGGCATTAGTACCAGTGTTATTGGTCAGCCCTGGTGTGATATCCCACTGATTGCCGTTTACGTCGACAATCCCGCATAGCTGACCGTTATGGGTTGTGTGCTCGACAGCGGAGAGACTACCAATCCGCGCTGCGCCCGTGAACGCGCGAGCCGATTCTCCCGCCCAGCCGCCTTCGGCGGCCCCTCCAATATCTGTACGTGAGAATACAAGACTTGTTTTGTTAATGTCCGAACCGTTGTTGTTGTTATTGCCTTTCGGCGCGTAGGGGGTGATATCCATCCAAGCGGCATTAGCCGTAGCGTTAACGACGGGAATGCCCGTGCCATCTAGTAGCGCCTGAGCATGCGCGAGGGCGAGATAGCCAAGGTGGATTCTGAGCCAGATGGGGACCGGGTACCAGTCGCTACCACGACTCTTACAGGCTGCCCAGATTCCTCCGT